TACCACGTATAAAGGATGTTGTCATAAATTCAATATTATTAAATTGAACCATTTTTTTCCAACCTTCTTTGTCCTGAAAGAGTTCGTTTACTGTGGATATATATGGATCTATATAGGCTGCTTCCTTTTCTTCTTTTTCACCAGGTAGAAATCCCATATCTCTTGTTGGTAAAGCACTTCGTATTAATACTATTTTTTCTAATTGATTACCTTTAGTGAGTACATCCTTTAACCCAAGGTAAAGTGCAAGAAAAGTTTTACCTGTACCTGCAGACCCACTTAAAATCAAATTACGATTTGCTTTATACGAATCAAATACCCTTTCCTGGTTCTCAGTTAAAGGTTTTAAATTCTGTAAATGTTCGGCTCTAAGTTTACTAGGTCTTTGCATGAAACTTTATTTCTTGTTGCCAGTTTTTCTTGTTGGTCTCATAGGCTTCTGATCCCTTTTGTACCAATATAATTCTACCGCCATCCATGTCAACCCTAATAGAATCAGTGGTAATAACGCCACCATATCTGTCATAAAATACTCCTTCAATTGGTCCTTCCTCGAGCATTTTTAAGCTCTCAATATGATTTACTAATTCACTTTTTAACATTTTTTCCTTTTGTTATAATTTCAAAATGATTGATTTTGCCATGATCAATCGCCTCTTTTAATTTATCTTTTAATTCATCTTGGCTCAAGTTAATAGCATTTTCTATATGGTACATAACTGCCTTAACTGTATCGCTCATTTTGTTTTAATATTTCCTCTTAACCGTGGTGGCATTCCACTTTTAATTCGATCCTGGACTTCTTTCCATCCGTCACCAGCTCTTGAAAGAATTGATTTGCCACCATCATGATCTATATTTAATGTACTATAGTGTGATTGAATATGTGGATTCTTTTCTAAATATTCTACTTTACTATCGTAGGACATAACCTTTTCAAAGACTTCCTCTGTTTCAGTATTTTTAAACTCATATGTTGGCATCTAATAGTTCTCCTAATCTTCTCGTCGTTGTTGGTATATCAGAACATAAATATCTAAACACATACCAACATAAAAATTCTCTACTTTGCCTTTTATTAAACCATTGTAGATTATCTATATATCTATTTAATCGAGTCAAAATCCTTAAGTCTTTTGTAATCCAATGATAATCAGGATAGCCATGCGATATAATAGGAACATCATGCATCATACATTCGATACCTGCAGTTGAATTTTCTATAACTGCAACTTTAGTTTTAGGTAATATACTATGAATTGATTCGTAACCAGAAAAAACTTGATGTCCTGCTTCTTCCCATTGCTCTATTTGTTTGTTTAGATCTCTAATGCGATGTGATGCTTTTCTAATTCTTGGATGTAATTTAATAACTAAATTATCTCTCTCTTTTAATTTTTCTACTATTTGGCATGTTTTATCCCAATGATTACCGAATCCAAACCCCATTACTGTTTCATCTTCAGGCATTTGGCCTACAATTAATATGTGGTCATCTTTCACATTTTCAGCATCTGGCCATTTTAACATAATGGAATCATCCCACTTATTTGCTCTTCGTGTAATCATATCCTGAATTTCTGCCCACTCAGTTTTATCTTCCTTGACAAATGCCCACCAACAAGGGTCATCAAAAGTTATTGCAGAAGAATTTGCATATCCTTCTCTACATATTTGAAAGTGTTTACTTGTAGGAGCTGTTGGTTTAAAGATAATAGAATTCTCTGGCATATCAGGCTCTAAATCTCTACAAGTGTGGTTGTATATGTGTAGGTCTGCTTTTTCAGTTTCTGATTCTGTATAACCCATCATATCCAATGAGTGTCGTATACAATCTGCTGCATAGGCAAAATTGCCTTTAAATGTATATCTGTGTTCATGGAATTTATACTGCATGAAACCACTCCGGTGTTTGTCTTTTTGTCCAATCCATACTAAATCTTTTTTGTTTTGTTTTATAAAAGTTTTGATAAGTAGCAACTGCATCTACTCCACCCAATGTGTGTACGACACATTCAGGATTTGATTGCATTGCCAATCTAAATGGTGTTCTGCCACCAGCTCTGTTAATATTTTTAGGTATTTGTTTTAGTACCTCTCTGAGCTTTGTTTCTGTTGAATGTATTTTGCCATAACGATATGTATATTCCTCACATAAGGCAATAAAGTGTTCATAATGCCATGTATAATTGCAACAACTCTCGCGTGTCCATACAGAACATGGATGATTAAAGTGGACAGCTTTATACATAATGTCCTCTCGCTCATCATCAAGTTTATAATAATTGACTGTGGTTTTACCTGATTTAGATGGTCGTCTTTCGACTGTACCATCAAGCATGCGATGTGCTGTAGAAAGCATTTGGCCTGATTCAACAATCATTTTAACAACATGTTTATCACATTGTTCTTGTGCAGCCAATACTGGGTCGTTATTTAATATAAAAATGTTCATAATATAGTGTTATTATACCATATCTAGGCCTAAATGTAAAGTGCTTGTGCAAAGGTTCTTAACAATAATGCCAATCCTATTCCATTTAATAGTATTAATGCTCGGTCTTTCCATAATAAACCCACAATTAACCAACCAGTTACACCTATAATGGATACTGATAGATCAATTGTTTGTAGCCCATCAATACCTCTGATTGACATACCTATTAGGATAAACAGCGATGCACCCCATTTTACATACCATGATAGGTCTTGTTTAGGCGTGGCTGATTTATATATTCGCTTGGAATTAGCGATTTCTTTTGGATCAAATTTACTCATAATTTAAATGGGGTCCAAGAAGGACCCCGTTGTCGTCCTTATTGTACCGTTGACATCTCCTCAATGTGTTGTTTAATGTATTCTATTTTTTTCTGCATTTTATATGCAAGGACATTTTTACCTTTTTTAATTAGTTTCTTTTGATAATATAGTGCCTCTTTTTCGTCTTTTTTAAGGCGTTCAACTTGAATAACCATAAGCGTTTCCTCATTGTTAGTGAATTGAACATAATATAATAGATTTTTGGGCCACCTCCTTTTTATTTTTTTATCAAATTGGGAAAGGTATCTTGTATGAATTTCTTCGTAATACCTTTATATTTTAGCGACTTATCTTTCGCCGCTATTACTAATTCTGCTTCGTCCTTATTTAAAGATTCCAATAGAGTTAGGAACATGCCTTCTCTACGCAATGCTGGTGTTCCATTGGCCACTGGACCTTTAAAAAAATATTTGAATCTTCTATGACCTCTATGTAAACTAAGGTATTCGTGACCTATAGGTGCATCGTCCTGAGTATATGTGGGTGCACCAGCAGGTAATACTGTTACAACATCATCGTCGAATGCGATTCTGAGTATGTCTAATAGAGCTGGTGATCTATTATTCCTTAAAAAGACAATTCTGTCTGCCTTTGTTTTTATTTTAGAAGCTTCTGTTAAAACCTCTGATATTAATTTCTTAGCCATTGTAAAATTCCTCTACTACTTCAATCAAGTTAGTACATCTTTTCTTTATTAAATAATTCAGAACCCTCATTCTAAGTGCAGGTTTCTGACTGTTAAAATTATTTATAATACTTTGTTGCGTATCTTCTGGGATTTCTGTTAAATCGATTAACTTTTTATTCCTTTGATAGTTACGATATAACTCTTCTGGCATGACTTCACGTAACCTATCAGCATTATGAATCCAATCATCGATCCTTGTTTGTCGAAGTGGTGTTTGTTTTGATTCTGATATAAAGGTATCATCACCACTTAATACATTAGGTACACCATCACCAGCATCTCCTCTGAATATATGATTCCATAAGTATGTTCTAGGATTAGGATCACTCACCATTTTCTTTTGAATAGGACTGAATTGTTTTACATTAGAATATTTATGTAATTGAATAAAATCCTTATCTGATGATACAATCATAACTGGTTCATGTTGACCAAACTCTTGTGTTTGCATCGCGAGGGTACCAATAATATCATCGGCTTCGCAACCATCCATATGAATGACTTTATATGGTAAATTTTCCTTGATTTCATCGCGAACTAGATGTAATATTCTAAATATTTCTGTCCAATCTAAAGGGGATTCCTCTCTACCTTTTCTTCTGTTTGCCTTGTAATTTGGAAAGAAATCTCTACGCCAGGTATTCATACCATCGGCACATATAATCATTTGACCATATTCATCGCGATATTTTTTATTATACATACGGATACTATTTAGTATCATGTGTCGTATCATTTGTTCATCATTAAGTTTTTGCACTATTATATTTGATAGTGCGATTTGAGAATAATCAATCAGTATCATTATCTTCTGGTTCCTCAGGTGTAAAAGTAAATTCAATTTCGCCATCTTCTGGTTCAAATAATACTTCATATTTGTCTTCCAGGTCCACTCTTGCCTCTTCGTTTTGTTGATTCATGAGTTTAATTTTGGCATATAGCCTATCCATTTCTCTTTGAAGAGCGTGGGGCATAAAGTAATAGCGATTTAACATTGCATTGATCAGGTTCACAATAACAAACATATCCCTTGATTCAGGGAAAGTTTCATCACGGAAGTTCATATCCAT